AGTAAATAACAATCTAATTTTTGCGAATAATGGAAGAGTCGGTATCAATACGGTTTCTCCAGACGCCGCCCTTACTGTAGTAGGCGCAGCAAACGTCCAGGGTGCAGTATTCGTCACTAATACATTGGGCGCAGGCAACACTAGTGTTACGGGATTTGTAAACGCTAGTGCAAACGTAACTTCACCATCTTTATATGGTAACGTTTATGCTACCACAGTCAATGCTACATCTAATGTTATTACAACAAATGTTTATGCTGTCACGATAAACGCAACAAACGTATTTGCCACTAGCATCAATGCCAGCGCAAACGTCATTACTACCAACGTTTACGCTACTACGATAAATGCAACAGCAAACGTCATTACTACCAACGTTTACGCTACTACTGTAAACGCAACGGCAAACGTTATTACGACTAACGTTTATGCTACTACTGTAAACGCAACGGCAAACGTTATTACGACTAACGTTTATGCCACAACAATCAATGCTTCTTCAAACGTAATCACCACAAATCTATTTACAACTAGCGTAAATGCTACTGCAAACATTTCTGTGGGCGCGAACGTTTATATTAATACATCAACGATGTTCTTCGGTAACAATAGCGTAAATGCTACTGTTAACTCTACCATATTTACAGGTACTGCGTGGAGTGCAAATGACGCATCATTTGTAAATGGTGTTTCTGCAACAAACTTTGCTAGAAAAGATGCAACTAATACCTTTACAGCAAATAATACATTCTCTGCTAATATTATTGTTTCTTCTAACGGAGGTATAGTAGCCAACGGTAGTATTGGTAGTGCTGGTCAAGTTCTAGCATCTAACGCTTCATCTGTATACTGGACAAGTGCTGTCGGACCCACAGGCTACACCGGCTCGTTTGGATACACCGGTTCATTTGGTTACACTGGATCAATAGGATATACTGGCTCACAAGGTACAACGGGATACACTGGTTCCAAGGGCGATACGGGCATTCAAGGTCCTCTCGGTTATACCGGATCATTAGGTTATACCGGATCAACTGGTTCAACTGGTTCAACGGGCGCAACAGGTTACACAGGTTCTAAAGGTGATACTGGATCAATCGGCTACACTGGCTCACAGGGTGTTATTGGTTATACAGGATCAAAGGGTGATACAGGTATTCAAGGTCCCACAGGATATACAGGATCACAAGGAGCGACAGGTTCTACAGGGTCAACAGGTTCGACAGGTTATACAGGATCCAAAGGCGACACAGGATCAACAGGTTCAACAGGATTACAAGGACCAATTGGATATACAGGTTCTAAAGGTGATACTGGATCAATCGGCTACACTGGCTCGAAGGGAGACACAGGATCAACTGGTTCACAAGGTTCAATAGGTTATACCGGCTCGAAGGGAGACACAGGATCAACTGGTTCACAAGGTTCAATAGGTTATACCGGCAGTGCCGGTGGATTCACAACAGGATCAAACGCACAAGTAAACTCTCTAGGTGTTGGTACTGCTGCTTCTGGTTCTACTGGAGGCATTAGAGCAACAGGCGATATCACTGCTTATTACTCTGACGATAGACTCAAAACAAAACTCGGTGATATTCAAAACGCATTAGAGAAACTATTAACACTTTCTGGCTTCTATTATGAAGCAAACGAAGTAGCACAAGCATTAGGATATACAGTAAAGAGAGAAGTCGGCGTATCTGCTCAAGAAGTTCAAGATGTTCTTCCTGAAGTTGTTGCTGCTGCTCCAATATCAGATGAATATCTAACTGTAAAATATGAAAGAATCATTCCTCTTATTATTGAAGCAATTAAAGAATTGAATGATAAGGTAGAATCTTCAAAATGTAATTGCTGTAAGTAAGGAGATAATTTATGGCAATACCCAGTAGTGGCGCACTTTCATTATCAACTATTCAAACAGAGTTTGGTGGATCAAATCCAATCTCTATGTCAGAGTATTATGCCAACGGGGCTTATGTTTTAGCGGGCACTAGCGGCACAAACGGCGCAGTACCAAGTTCTGGACAAATAAGTTTTAGCAACTTTTACGGAACTGAACAATCATTAGCAATTCTATCATTAACTGCTGGAAGTTATTCATATGATTTTGTCGGTGATCCCTATAATGAATATCAATATACTGCTGTGGGATTTTCTACTGGTTTAGCGATAGGAAGTTGCTCACCCGGAACAATACAAGGATTAACTATATATAATTTACATCAAATTAATGATGTAATTGATCTTCAAGATAAATTTATATTTGGATTTGGACCTGGACCATATTCACAATCATATTTTAATAGAATTGAAATTTATTTTGGCGCTTATCTTATTAAAACATATTACAGTTCAGAAGCAACTTTAAATGTTTACGGAAACTCTTGGACTTGGGATAGTGATTCTTCATCACGTCCATTCACTGACGGCAATAGTTATACAGTAATTATTAAATAATAAGGTAAAAAAATGGCTACACCTACTACAAGAAAAGAGTTTAAAGAGTATTGCCTTCGCAGACTCGGAAAGCCCGTCATTGACATTAACGTTGATGATGACCAGGTTGATGACCGTGTTGACGAAGCATTAAAGTTTTACTGGGACTATCACTTTGATGGTTCAGAGAAGACGTATTACAAGCATCAAGTGACTTCTACTGATTTAACAAACAAATACATTACATTACCAGAAAATATTATCGGTGCTGTTTCTATCTTTCCAATTGGCCAATCGCTATCATCAAACAATCTATTTAACATTCGTTATCAGATTGCTTTGAATGATCTATACGATTTGACTTCTACGACGATGGTACCATATTACATGGCCATGCAACACATTCAGTTTTTAGAACAACTTCTTGTTGGTAATCAACCAATCAGATATAATCGTAATATGAACAAACTTTATATTGATATGGGTTGGGATAGAGTCAACGTAGGAGAATATCTAATCGTTGAAGCATATCAAATTGTTGATCCAGACGTTTATGTTGATGTATGGAAAGATCGTTGGTTGCTACGCTATGCTACAGCATTGATCAAGAGACAGTGGGGCGACAACATCACAAAGTATGATGGCGTTCCATTACCCGGGGGTCTAAAGTTTAACGGTACAAAAATTCGTGACGATGCTCAGACTGAAATTGATAAGTTAGAAGACGAAATGATTAACAGTTACAGTATCCCAGTAAGTGATATGATCGGGTGAAATGAACTTTTCTCTAAATACTCTTGTAGCAACGACAGGAGTATTTCATGAAAAACACCGAAAAGTACGGATTCGTTTATATCTGGTATGACCGTAAGCACAAAAGATATTATGTTGGATGTCATTGGGGTAATGAAAATGATGGATATATCTGTAGTTCTTCCTGGATGAAAAAAGCGTATAAAAACAGACCAGAAGATTTCAAGCGTAAAATTTTAAAGACCAAATTTTCATTAAGGAAAGACATGTTCCTCGAGGAACAACGTTATCTGAATATGATTAAACCAGAAGAAATTAAAGTTCGATATTACAATTTAAACATCAAAAATAACGAAATATGGTCCAAATATGACGAAACCATAAAAACAATATCCGAAAAAATCTCCCTAAAAACCAAAGAATCTATGGCTAGACCAGAAGTTCGCCAAAAATATCTAGATTCTTTAAACACTAGAGATACTGGTTCTTCCAGACCAGAAGTCATAGAAAAACGTAGACAATCTATGATAGAAACTATGTCAAAAAAGTTTCCTATTGAAAACAGATATAATCCTTCTAAATTTGGTTCAGACGAATATCGAGACAATATGGCCAAATCCACCACCGAGGCTTGGAAAAACAGAGATAGAAAAGCAATAGGACAAAAGATATCAAAGGGGTTAGAACAATCTAAAGAAAAAAGATCGAGGTTGGTTTCTTCATTAAAATGGTATAATAATGGAATGATAAATAAAAGACTTACTGCTGATCCTGGTGTAGGTTGGACTGCCGGTAGAGTTTAACACAAAGAAGATAATATTAATGGCTACAAATTTTTTCTTCCGCAACACCGACTATAATCCTGAGCAGAATCTTGTTCAGAATTTAGTTACCGAAATGATCAAGATCAATGGTATTGATGTATACTATATTGTTAGAAGAACTGGAGCCGAAGATAAACTTCTGATCGAAGCAGCAAACTCATCATTTCATTTGGCAGTTTCTATTGAAATGTACATCAATTCTTATTCTGGATTCCAAGGCGAAGGTGATTTGCTAACTAAGTTTGGTCTAAGTATTGCTGACAAATTAGTTCTATCTTTATCAAGAGAAAGATTTGAAGAAGAAATTGGTACGCCTTTACAGTTTGTTCGTCCAAGAGAAGGCGATCTTGTTTTCTTTCCTTTTACAAAAGGTATATTTGAAATCAAGTTTGTCGAACACGAAGATGCTTTCTATCCTGTAGGAAGTTTACAATATTACGAACTACAATTAGAGAAGTTTAATTACAACAGTGAGATATTTGATACTGGTATTCCAGAGATTGATAGTGTAATGAATCAATATTCTGTTGCTGAGAATGCATTCTTCTATCTCACGGAAAATCCATTTGACGAATATTATCTCACAACAGAAGATGGATATGAATTTACACAAGAAAATTATGATCTAGAAGGCGATGACGATGAAGCACAAAATACAGAGTTCCAAGTTCTGTCTGATGGCTTCATTGACTTCTCCATCAAGGATCCATTTAGTGAAGGAAATCTGTAATGTTTGGTAAAACTTTTTATTTCGGAACAACAAGAAAATATATCGCATTGTTCGGTACATTATTCAATGATATAATGATAGAGAGAATAGATCAAACAACAGGCGAGTCTGTTAACTGGCTAAAGGTTCCTTTGGCATATGGACCAAGAGATAGATATCTTGCCCGTCTAAAAGCAAATCCAGATTTGCAAAGACAGATTAATCAGATTTTACCTAGAATGTCTTTTGAAATAAAAAGCATTGAATATGATCCATCTAGAAAACTTAATACTATTGGTAGAAATGTTAAAGTAGATTCATCTAATCCAGACTCTTTATATTCACAATACAATCCTGTGCCATACAATTACAATATTGAATTATCAATCTTGGCAAGAAATGCTGATGATGCTTTGAGAATTGTAGAGCAAATTTTACCATTCTTCAAACCAGAATTTACAGCAACAATTAATTTGATTCCACAGATGGATATCAAGACAGATGTTCCTATCGTATTGAAGTCTATTAATTATCAAGACACATACGAAGCAAGTTTCAACGAAAGATATGCCATCATCTGGACACTTTCATTTACCTTGAAGGGTTCTATTTACGGACCAATTTCAAGCGGCGGCGTTATCAAAGAAGCAGATGTTAATTTCTATGTACCAGATAGAAGGACTATACAACAAGCCATGGCATCAAACAGTGCAACTTCTTCTGAAAATTTTGTTATAACTCCTGGTCTTACTGCTAACGGAACACCCACTTCAAATGCTTCTATAAGTATTCCAAGCAGCGAAATCAAATCAACTGACAATTACGGATATATAATTGATTTTTATTCTGACGTTTAAGGACTAAACATTATGATCGCAAATAATAATACAATAGCCACCGTCATGGGTGTGTCTTCGATTCCGCAAACACAAGGCGGCGGACCAAAAGAAATAATCATAGATCAGTCAGATGACAAAGCACAATCAGATTATGATTATGCCAGAAAGAATCTGTATGATATCATAGAACGCGGTCAAGAAGCATTAGATGATATGATTGACTTTGCTAAACAAGCACAGCACCCTAGAGCGTTTGAAGTTGTAGGTGGACTTATTAATAATCTTGTAGATGCTAACGAAAGACTTTTGGATCTAAACAAGAAAATAAAAGAAATAAAGAAAGATGAAGAAACTAAAAATCCACAAACAGTAAACAACAATTTATTTGTAGGTAGCACTTCAGAACTTCAGAAGTTGTTGAAGGGCGAGGATGTCTAGCGAAAATTACTTAGGCAATAAAAATCTTAAAAGATCATCAGTTAAGATTGAATGGTCTAAAGAAATGGTTCTGGAGTACCGTAAGTGTGCTAAGAATCAAATTTATTTTATTAAAAAATATTGTAAGATTGTTAACGTAGATCGTGGCCTTGTAAATTTCCAACTATGGAAGTTCCAAGAAGATATGATCACGACCTTTGAAGGTAATAGATTCAGTATTGCGAAGATGCCGCGGCAGGTTGGTAAAACTACGACTGTTGCTGCTTATCTGTTACACAAGATTCTATTCAATGAAAATTACAGTATCGCCATTCTAGCCAACAAAGACCGTCAGGCCAGAGAAATTCTTTCTCGCATTCAGTTGATGTTTGAACATTTGCCCAAGTGGCTACAGCAAGGTGTTGTAGAATGGAACAAAGGTAACATTGAACTTGAGAACGGGTGTAAGATTCTTGCTTCTGCTACATCATCTTCCGCTGTTCGTGGTGGTTCATTCAATCTTCTATATCTTGACGAATTTGCTTTCGTTCCAAATAACATTCAAGAAGAATTTTTCAGTTCAGTATATCCTACCATTTCATCTGGACAATCAACAAAGGTAATCATCACCTCTACGCCTAACGGCATGAACATGTTTTATAAGATTTGGACTGACAGTGAAAACGGTAGAAACCACTATGCTAGAACATCTGTTCATTGGTCACAAGTACCAGGGCGTGATGAGAAGTGGAAACAACAGACTATTGATAACACCAGCGAACGCCAATTCAATCAAGAATACAATTGCGAGTTTCTAGGTTCATCAAACACACTTATTAGTTCATCAAAACTTTCTATGATTACACATGCCATACCAATAGAACAGCATGGCAATTTGAGTATCTATGAGTTACCAAAAGAAAAGCATGTGTATGTTACGATAGTTGATACTTCTAGAGGATCAGGAATAGACTATTCAGCATTCGTTATATTTGATATAACACAAATTCCATATAAAGTTGTTGCGAAGTATAGAGACAATGAAGTTCCTGCTCTTGTATATCCTAATATTATCTACAATACATCTAGAACTTATAACGTGGCCTATATTCTAGTCGAGATTAATGATATTGGTCAGCAAGTGGCAGATGTTCTATATAATGATCTAGAGTATGAGAATGTTCTTTATACTGGATTTGATGGTACATCGGGTAAAAAATTGGTTGATATTGCCGGTGGCAAGATGCAACTGGGAGTCAGAACCACAGTTCAAGTCAAAAGAATCGGTTGCGCGAACTTCAAAAGCCTTGTTGAAAATGACAAATTGATAATTAATGATTATGATCTTCTCTATGAAATGTACAGATTCATAGAAACAAATGGTAAATATAAAGCAGAAGAAGGAGAACATGACGACCTTGTTATGTGTTGTGTTCTTTTCTCGTGGCTAGTAAATCAGAATTATTTCAAAGAATTAAGCAATAGTGATGCTAGAGTCCAACTCTTAGAAAGTAACCAGAAAATGGTAGAGGAAGGGGTCTTGCCGTTCGGATTTATAGACGAAGGGGCAGAAGATGTACTGGAAGGCGACGATTTTGATAATTTCTTTGGCATTTCCAGCAAAAACTACGACGAAAAGTTTACAATCTGATTTTTATAAATATAGTCAGAAGTTTAAAAATTAAACGACCCATTCTAATACATAAGGGAGACAAAAATGGCATTTCAAGTAAGCCCCGGCGTTAACGTAAGCGAAATTGATCTAACTACCGTAGTTCCAGCAGTTGCTACCACAACTGGTGCTATCGGTGGTCTATTTCGTTGGGGTCCAGTAGAACAAATTGTTCTAGTAGACTCCGAAGATACTCTATCAAATCGTTTTGGAAAACCAACCAATTACAATGCTGAGACTTTCTTCTCAGCCTCAAACTTTCTAGCCTACGGTAATGCTCTAGCAGTAGTTCGCGGCGCCAACACAACCAGCAGCAACACTTCAATCGGCGCTCACACCGCTGTAGCCAATACCGGCACACATGCATTCAATGCCATTTTCAATATTAAGAATGAAGATGATTTTAATAATAAGAACTCAGATGGCGATTTTGCTGCAAATACCGAAGTTCTATATGCTGCCAAGTATCCTGGTGATATCGGCAACACACTAAAGATTTCAGTTTGCGATAATCCAACTCAGTATTCTTCTTCAATTGCTAACGTTGCTTCTACTACTTTTAACGGACTAGTGGCAAATATCACATTTGATGACACAGGATCCTATGTAAGAGCCAACACAGCATATCAAGCACTTACAAACGGAGACTGGCTATATGTCGGTAACTCAAGCGTTGGATTCCAGTATGTTCAAATTGAAAGCAAGGGAACTCAGCCAACGAACGAAACTTTAAGTCTAACTCTATCTGGAAATTATACTCTATCTGGTAGTGTTTCAATGTCTGGCACAATTACTCGTAAGTGGGAACATTGGCAGAACGTTACTGCTGCTCCTGGTTCATCTGAGTATAACACAAGTTTTGGTAATACGGCTGCCGTAGACGAAGTTCACGTTGTTGTTTCTGACGAAGACGGCAAGTTCACTGGAGTTCCAGGCAACATCGTAGAAGTGTTCCAGGGTCTATCACGCGCATCTGATGCCAAGACTCAAGATGGTGCTACAAACTTCTATAAGACTGTAATCAACCAAAACTCACAATATGTTTGGGTAACAAATGATCGCAGTGGTTATAGCGTAAACACAGCAATTAACATTGCCACAACATCAACAGCAACTCCTCTATCACTATCATTTGCTGGTGGTAATGACGGATTTAGTGAAGACGGTGTTGGAAGTCATATAGGCGTAATCACTTCTGCTTATGATTTATTTGCTTCGACCGAAAACATTGATGTTTCACTAATACTTGCTGGTAAGGCTTCAGGCACAAACGGCACTCAACTAGCAAACTACATCATTGATAACGTTGCTGAAAAGAGAAAAGATTGCATTGCGTTCGTTTCACCACAAAAAGAAGATGTTGTTTCTAATGTCGGTAGCGAACTAGACGATGTTACGACATTCCGCAACAATCTAAGAAGCACTTCATACGCTGTTCTAGACTCAGGTTACAAGTATCAGTATGACAAGTACAATGATATCTATCGCTGGATTCCTCTAAACGGTGACATTGCTGGTCTTTGCGTGATCACAGATACACAAAAGGATCCATGGTGGTCTCCTGCTGGATTCAACCGCGGTCAGATTAAGAACATAATCAAACTTGCTTATAATCCTAAGCAGGCTGATCGTGACGTTCTATATCCCGCAGGTGTCAATCCAGTTGTAACATTCCCTGGACAGGGTACAGTACTATATGGCGACAAGACACTTCTTGCCAAGCCATCTGCTTTTGATCGTATCAACGTTCGCAGACTGTTCATTGTTCTAGAGAAGGCAATTGCTACAGCCGCCAAGTATACGTTGTTTGAGTTTAACGACTCTTTCACAAGAGCGCAGTTCGTTTCACTAGTCACTCCTTTCTTGAAGGACGTACAGGGCCGTCGTGGTGTGTATGACTTCAGAGTAGTTTGCGATGAAACAAACAACACATCACAAGTTATTGATAGCAATAGATTCGTAGGCGACATTTATATTAAGCCTGCTAAGTCTATCAACTTCATCCAACTTAACTTTGTTGCTGTTAGAACTGGTGTTGAGTTCTCCGAAATCGTCGGCAAATTCTAAGATAAATAAAAGACAAGGAGAAAAAACATGGCTTTTAATGTAAACGAAATTAAAGCACAACTAACAGGCGGTGGCGCAAGACAGTCACTCTTTCAGGTTCAGTTTAATAATCCTGCAAATGCTGTAGCGAATATTAAAGTACCATTTATGGTTAGAACAGCAAATTTACCAGAATCAACTCTAGGCAATATCACCGTGGGTTATTTTGGCAGAAAGATCAATCTTGCTGGCGACAGAACATTTGCTCCATGGGCTGTTACTGTAATCAACGACGAAGATTTTCTAATCCGTAATGCTATGGAAGAGTGGTCAAATCGAATCAATTCTCTAGAAGGTAACTTGAGAAATTTCGGTGGTTCAAGCCCTCTACTATACAAGTCAAACGCAAGAGTAACTCAGTTCTCAAAGACTGGCGCACCCATTAGAGAATATACATTCTATGGCATCTATCCACAGGACATTTCTGCTATTGATCTAGACTGGGATGCTACTGACAGAATCGAAGAATTTAGAGTATCATTCTTGTATGATTACTGGGAAGTAAGCGGCGGTATCACCGGAAACGCTGGTGGCGCTTAATGTATAATGATAGAGCCAGCCAAAACTGGCTCTATTCATTTTTACATACATAAATATTATTGACTTAATTTCGCACAAAAGGTGATAATTTGGCGCGCTTATTCGGATTTGAAATAAAAAGAACATCGGCAGAAGAAGAACAGTCTAACGATATTCCGTCGTTTGCTCCTAGAGAGACAGATGATGGTGCGTTAGTTGTTAATGCTGGTGGTACGTTCGGTACATATCTTGATCTAGAAGGATCTGCTAAAACAGAAGCAGAGATTGTTGCCAAATATCGTGAAATGGCTATTCAACCAGAATGCGATGCTGCTATTGCGAATATCGTAGACGAAGCAATTTGTAAAACAGATAATGAAAATATAGTTTCTCTTGATCTAGAAAATCTAGAATTAACTGATCCTATCAAAGATAAAATTCACGAAGCCTTTGATAAAATTGATTCTTTATTAGATTTTAATAATTCTGGTTATGATATTTTTAGACGCTGGTATGTTGATGGTAGATTATACTATCATATCATGATTGACACAAGTAATCCAAAAGCAGGCATTCAAGAATTAAGATATATTGATCCAAGAAAGATTCGTAAGGTACGCTCTGTCAAGAGAGTTAGAAAAGGCACCGTATTTACTAATATTGTTGACAATGAATTTTTCATGTATTCAGAAAGAGGCTTTAAAGGTGCTTCTGCTACAGGCATGGACAATCAAGGTTTACAGATTGCTAAAGACGC